GTTACCATACTATCCTTTATATACAGATGAATCAGATTACTCATCACTTGCAAGAGGTTCAGTATTAGATCATAAGATAAAAGAACAAACAGATGCAGAAGGTAACCCAGTAGAACATCCTGATACTCAAAAGATACTTAAAGATTTTGTTGATGTAGATTCAGGGCCAGTTTATCCTTATAATAAAGTTACTCAATCTGAGTCAGGTCATGTATTCGAAGTAGATGACACACCAAAGAAAGAAAGAATTAACATTCATCATAGATCAGGAACATTCCATGAGATTCATGCAGATGGTTCCGAAGTTACGAGAATTGTAAACAATAATTATACTGCAATCCTGAAAGATGATAAAGTTTATATCGCTGGAAATGCAGACTTACAAGTAGGACACGGTAATGTAAACATAACAATCGATACAGGTAATGTTGATCTAAAAGTATTGAAAGGAAATGTTACATCAGAGATTACAGAGGGTAATCTTAAAGCAGATATCCTAAAAGGAACAACAGATGTACTATCAGAAGGTAAGATAACAGTCACAGGTAACAATACAACAGAGATTATATCAGATACAACTATCACTGGAACATTACATGTAACTGGTAAACAAACTAACGATGAAACGATTCATGCGAAAGGTGATATATCAACTGATGCTGGAAATGGCCCAACACTTGCAACCCATACTCACAACTACTTTAGTGGAGCGGGTGGTGCTGGTTCAGGAGCTCCAGCAGAAACTAAGAAACCTTCATAAAAGATGTTAACGGAGTATAAATAGTATTATGGTCGATTATGTAAAACCCAAATCCAAGAATGTTGCAACTCCAGACGCGTATAAAGATTTGGATTTGTTATTCACTGTACATCCGATCACTGGAGATGTTGCAACTAAGTCGGACTCAGATGCAGTTCGTAGGGCAGTTAGAAATATAGTAATGACCAATTACTATGAGAGACCATTTAAACCAAGTTTAGGTGGAAACATCAGAGGTCTATTGTTCGAATTAGATACGGACAGAAAAGTTAGACGGGCAAAGAAACATATAGCAGAAGCAATAGAAAATTTTGAACCTAGAGTTGAAAATGTAAGATGCAAATTTGATACAAGAGATAATAGTTTAGATGTAATCATTTTCTATAACATCAAGAATGGTTTAACAAACCAAGAGCTTCAATTAACAGTTAATAGGACACGATAATGGCAGTAAATAGTTCACAAATAAATGTCACGGATTTAGATTTTGATAACATATCAGATAACTTTAAGAATTATCTGAAAGGTCAAGCTATATTTAAAGATTATAACTTTGAAGGTGCAACCTTATCAATATTGATAGACCTTCTTGCATATGCATCACATATCGGTGCAGTAAACACTAACATTGCAGCTTCTGAGTTGTTTTTAGATTCTGCTCAGATCAGAAAGAATGTTGTAAGTCGTGCAAAAGATTTAGGATTCGTTCCTTCATCAGAGAAAGCTTCTACTGCAACTGCAACTATGCAATTAAGAAATGTTAAAGGTGCAGATGGACTAATCCCAACATTAACTTCAATGATTATGCCGAGAGGTACAATCTTTACAACTACCTATGAAGGTACTAACTACGAATTTGTAACTGCAGAAACTTATACACCCGTCATAGATGGTACTACATTTTCATATAACAATATTGAATTAGTACAAGGAACTTTTGCTCAAGATCAGTATGTGTTTGATTCACAAATTGCAAACTCAAAGTTTGTATTATCAAATGCAAGAGTAGATAAAATGAGAATGACTGTTACTGTAAACTCAGGTGGAACTTCATCTACCTATTCTTTATCTACAGACATTTCTAACATTACAACAACATCGAAAGTATATTATACTCAAGAAAATGAAGAAGGATTCATTGAGATATATTTTGGTGACGGTACATTGGGTACTAAACTATTAGATGGTGATATTATTACAGTTGATTATATCATTGTTGATGATGTTCATGCAGATGGAGCCAATAGATTCCAACAGACAACTGCAATCAATGGTTATACAGATTCATCAATCGTTGTTTCACAAAAAGCAACTGGTGGTTCAGAGAAAGAATCAATTGAGTCGATCAAATTTAAAGCAACCAAGTTCTATACATCACAAAACAGATTAGTCACACTGAATGACTACAAAGCAAAAGTGCAAGAATACTATCCGAATGCAGATGCAGTCGCAGTATGGGGAGGTGAGGATAATAACCCGCCTGCATATGGTAAAGTATTCATTGCATTAAAACCGAACAATGCAGATTATCTTTCAGATACAGAAAAGAAATTAGTAAAGGATAATCTAAACAAACTAAATATGTTGACTGTTAGACCTGAGATAGTAGATGCAGATATTATCAAGATTCTGATTTCTACTACATTCAAATACAATCCAAGTCTATCGACATTGACAGCAGGAGAGTTGGCAACATTGGTTAAGAATACAATTAATCAGTTCGATACTGATGAACTGAATGGATTCGATGCAATCTTTAGACATTCAAACTTATTGAAGGTTATCGATGCAGCTGATACTTCTATTCTATCTAACACAACAAACATAAGACTTAAAAAGAAACTCAAAGGAACCGTATCTACAAATCCAATAGGATATACAGTTACTATGGGTAACCCATTATATAATCCACACTCAGGACATAACGATATGAGTGGTGGTATTATTACAACAACAGGATTTAAGGTTGGAGGTGACTCCGTAAATACCTATTACTTCGATGACGATGGTAAAGGTAATGTGAGAAGATATTATCTCTCAGGAGCAACTCGAATCTATAAGGACAATGCAGCTGGTACAGTTAACTATGCCACTGGGTTGATAACAATCAATGCCTTCATTTTGACCTCAACGGTTAATACTGATACATCGATTGATTTCACGGTGATACCTTCGGGTAATGATGTCGTTGCAGAAAGAGGTAACTTAATTGATATCTCTAGTGATGATATCAGTGTCACTGGTGAAGTAGACACCATCGCAAGTGGTGAATCAAGTGCTGGTATCGGGTTCAATACAACCTCTACCAGTAGTTATTAATAAATGAATAAAGTGGTCGGGAGTCCCCCGAGTAGTTTCCCATTCAATTGGATTATAGGAGGAAAATAGAATGGCAGATAAAAAAATAACCGCTCTGACGGTAATGAATGGTTCCGAGGTTTCAGGTACAGACATCTTGCATGTCGTAGATGACCCTAGTGGAACTCCAGTAAACAAAAGACTTGCAATTTCGAGTCTTTTTGAAAACATCCCAACTCATTTGGCGATTAATGACTTGAATGCAGTTAGTGCTTCAGGTTCAATCAATGACGGTGGTGTTGTAGTAGTTGATGCTGATTCAATCAGTGCAAACATGGCTCTAACACTTTCTGACTCAAGTGATGTCGGTGAAATTAAAATCCTTGTGATCGCAACAGACCCAGCTGGAAGTTATGATGTCGTATTGACACCTTCAACTTTCAACAACGGAACAACAATCACTTTCACAGATAAAGGAGATTCCGCTATCTTGATTTGGTTAGGTTCTTCAAATGGTGGTTGGAATGTGATCTCAAATATTGGTGGTACAATCGCCTAATTGATATATGTCTAAAAATGTTCAAAATGTTGACAGGATATCCGATAGGATATCATCACTTCTTCCCGACTTTATTCAGGACGAAGCACCAGTATTTGAGCAATTTCTAAAGGCATATTATGAATTTCTTGAGGCTGAAGTTTTAACACTTGAGTCTCAAGAAGACAATGACGGAATTCAACTAGAAGATGGACAAGGTTCCTTTCTAGTTGAACCCGCCACTGTCAATCCCTCACCCGATGCAGAAACTTCTAAACTATTATTTGAGAAGTATGATTCAGTTGGTGATAGTGTTGAACCTTTTAAGGTTGGTGATTATCTTGTCGGTAAGAAAACAAAGACCGTTGCAAAGATAAACATAATCAATGGAACAACTCTATACACTGAAACTATTCACGGTAAAGGTTTCGATAAGGGAGAGACAGTCGAATCAAGGCAAGGAAACAATACAGCAAAGGTTAAGTCCTTTAAACACAATACAGTCCTTGCAAGTAATCAACTATTAGATTATTCTGATATTGATAACACTACGGAAGAATTTATAGATTACTTCCAAAAAGATTTTATACCATCGTTAGACTTGGACGAAACAAAAGATTCAAGATTAACGATCAAGAACATTAGTGACCTTTATCAAAAGAAAGGTACAAAAGAATCAGTCGAATTCTTACTTAGACTATTATACGGTCAAGATGCAGAGATTAGATATCTCATAGACGAAACAATTCAGGTTTCAGAATCAGGACACAATCATCAGAGAAGAATTGCTGTTGTCATGGATGATCTTAATACAATTCCAAGTGCAACAGATAAGGTTATTCAATATGGTGCAGATGGTGTTCAAATCATAGCTGAATCTATAGTAGAAAATGTATACATTATTAATACTGAGAGAGCAGAGTATTCATTAGAGGTTACAGATAATCACTTTGGTACTTTTGTGGATGAGTATCCATGTACATTTGTAGATCGAGATGGGGTAACAAAAGTTACTGCTCGTGCAAAGGGTATTCTATCAGGTCTTGATACTACTCGTTCATCTATTTATGTTGCCCAAGAAGATGGTGACACTATACTACTAGAGAGTCCACAACTATCAGGTAATATTACAACTGCAAGTGGTGGTAAATCATTGATAGGTGCATCATCTAAATTCTTATCTGAATTAAAAGTCGGTGATTCAATTAAATATAAAGTATCATCCACAACATACACATCCGAAATTGCAACAATTACAGATGACTTAACTGCAACTCTAGTTGCAAATGCATCAGTTACAGCTGAGAATGTTGACTATTACAATGAAACTATTTCAGGAGGTCTTCTGAATGAACATCAAAGTTTCGGTTCGATGTATTCACTTAATGACCCACTTATTTTTACAGACGGTAAAGCAGGAAGAGATGTAGTAAAAGCAAAAGGTGTAATCGA